GCGATTTCAACCCGATGCTTTGCCCGAGCGTTGACCGAGCGTTGACCGGGTGGATAATGAGAGGGGATACACGGTTGATAATATGCAATGGGTAACGTTCGTTGAGAATATGGAAAAACACGATAAACCAATGGAGGGTATATGGGGAAACATTTGATTAAATACTACTGGTTCGAGCAAAGGTCGCCAGAGTGGTACGCAAAACGAGAGAAGTTATGGACCGGTTCGACAATTGTTGATTTGATGAACGGTAAAAAAGAGCCGAAGGCGTTCAGCGATTACGATAATCTTTATATGAAACGTGGCCGTATGCTTGAGCCGTTGGCTATCGAGGCATATATTGCCAACGAGGTGGGTGTGGGCAAAATGCGGTTCCCCGGGTTTGTCACCCATAGCGCATATCCAAACGCCGGTTATTCGCCGGACGGTATCGATGGAAATATCCTGCTTGAGGTAAAGTGCCTAAATGGCGAGAATCATGAAAAACTTGTGCGTGGAGAAGTGCCAACTCAATATATGGCACAAGTTCAATTAGGGCTAATGATTACCGGCCACAAATTCGCCAAACTTATTGCCTACAATCCCGATAGTCCAAATAGCCTAGCGATTATTCACATTAAACGAAATATGAAAATCCGTAATAATATCAAGCGACGGCTAACAGAGGTTGCACAGACTAGCAAAAGGTAGTATAATAATCATCAATAACCAGCTCCAACAAGATTGCGTCCTAGCTTTTCTCGGAGCTGGTTTTATATTACGGAAAACATCGCAATAAGGCGACCTTGAATTTCGGGCCAGTTTTCTGGGTAAACGAAGTACGCAAAGCCCTTTTTGGCCAATAAATCGATAGTGTACTGTTGAAGGGGCTGTTTTAAGGCGTTCTGAGAGGCTTTAATTTCCAAGACGATATAGTACCCATCTTTTAGGGCAATAACGTCAGGGCAACCGACCGGTACGCCCGGAATGGCGCTTGTCTTAATAACGTAACAGCCGTTGGCTTTGAGCCATGCAATAATTTTAGATTGTAGTCGTTGTTCGACAGCCATGACCCTATTATACAAAAAGTCCTCAAATGGTGAGGACTTTTTTTGTGAGACGCCGAAACATCGTGCTGCCGTGTTTTGGGGGATAATCCTCAAACACGAGCTTAAATTTTTCGAGCGTCGTTTTTTTCAGATGCTTACTCATAAGATACGCTGCTAAGTTCCACGCTTTCGGCTTTGCAAATCCCCTTGTTTTAGCACAGGCTACTGAACAAAGTGCGTGAATTAATTATACTACTTAAATTGCTTGCGCCTAAATTCGTGGCCCAAATGCCATTGCCCACAATTGAGGCACCTATAGGGGTGTAATTTTTCACGGCGACGATTTCCCACATGGGTCATGGGCCGATTATTGTATTCGGAAGCAAGGCGCATCGAAGCAAATGCGAGTTTGTTTCGGCAATCCTCTTTATTCTGGCGCTCATAATGCCGACGAATTTGACCCTTATTAATCATATTTACCCCCGTTAAATTGTACGGAAAACCCTCGCTTAATACGAGGGCATTATTCCGCTATACTGCCACCAACCGCTAGGCCACTGGATTTGTTGGTAGTGAGTTTGTGCCCTCACCGAACTTTTGACCAGCGGTAACGAGACCACTAGCTCCAAGCCCAAGTGCGAGACCTACAACCACACCAATGACCGGCAATGCCCATCCCGTCAGCCCACCGATAGCGGTACTGACGAGGATAATGACAACTGCTTTCCAGTTGCGTGCAAACGCTTGTTTTACGAGCTCAGTGCCGCCAATTGCAAAGAATGTTACCAATCCTGCTGCGATTCCATAGTTAGCTAAATCCACAATTTTTCTCCTTAAACTTCTGTTACTGTTGCGATATCGACCCAGAATTTCCAACCACCGTCAGAAATTTCAGCGAGCCATTCACCATTTGATTGACCCAAATTCAAGACTTCAAACGTGCCGGGAAGTTGGAAAAGACTGCCAACTTGAAGTACCTGGTCATTTGGATTTCCTGCACCACCGGCAACCTCAAGAACGGGTCCAGTAGGAATACCGTTATCGTTCCATGTGAAGCCCTTAGGGCAAAGTTCAGCACATTGAATTTGCCAGATTCCACCAACAAAAGCCAGCGCATCGACACGGTATGCTTTTGAAAATTGGAATTTTTCACCAATATGAAGAATCTGGTCTGGTACATTCGGTGCCGGAATTGGGTTTGGTGTATTACTGCCACTATTAACCTTAGCTGCGAGTTCCTGCAAACGAGGTTCAAGCGCCATTGGGCAAGCTGTAGCTGCATCTGAAACGTCTTTGTGCCCAAAGAGGTTTTGCCCCACAACGAGCGGTAGCAAATTGTGGCGTTGAGCAATGTCGTGAACGAGCTCAACGAGTGTATCAAATGTAGCATTATCAATCAGCCAATCTGGTCCACCGGTCATATTGACGTTTTCGATGTTGACGGCCTTCTGATTATGGCCCCAGTCTCCGGCACCCCATGCCGTATCTTCCTCTTGAACATATTGGTCTACGTTCTGGTTACGGCCAACACCATAGTGGGCCGATGCTGCACGGTTTGGGTTTTTGAAAGTAGCACCAATTCCATCAAAGTCGGTGGTTGCGGCATGGTGAACGACAATCTCGCCGATTTCAACTTCACGACCGGGCGTAAAGTTGTGTGAATCGGCTGGATTTTGACGAATAACGAAAGACATTATTTCTTCTCCCCTTTGCCCATTCCATCGAGTTCTGACTGGTCAATCTCTTGTGGTGTATCAGTTACGGGTGTTGCCATATGATTTCGCTCCTTATGCTTGTATAAATCAACTATAGCACTATGCGAAATTGTTGCCAACTAAGCCGTTCGTTTCCACATATAAACTGTAATGTACGGTTGTCGGTTTTCGTGTGAACCACCGCCACCCCAGTCTACACGAGGAGCCGCCATAGAGCTTGCACTACTAGTTGACCCAGGAGGGGCTTTATATGCGCCAACCCAGTTCGGTGTTTCACTACCACTACCATTAGTGCTGAATGTACGAATCAGTGACCCACCCTCATCGCCGTGATGAGATAGCGTCAGGCTGTGATTTGGTGTCTCTAACATACTAAGCGTATGGCGCTCTTCACCGCCCGTAGCCTCAACAGTCGTGTAATTTGTCGTGCCGTTATTCCCCATAGCGAGTGGTACACGCCCAGCGCCCCACGCTACCCAAGTACCACCATTTGCCGTTCCAGGATTAGCGCTGTCAACAGAGGTGTAGATAGCTCCCACCGGGTGAGCAAGTAGGAATACGGCAGCTTGAATTTTAGAGATAATATATTGTACTCGACGACCAGTGATAGCTCGCAAATCAGTTGCCGTACCGGCGTCAATTTCGGCTGTTGAAATCTCCGTAAGAGTAGCTGTTGCCACTTCGGTATCAAGGGTGTTTATCGCATCTGCAATCTCATTTGCCCATTCTGCTGTAGGTTTTAGGAGGACAATTTGGTCAATTTCATTACCAATATCAGAGTAACCAGGGGCGAAAGTTTCAATCGTAATAATCGAGCCGTCGAGGTGATAGCGGAAAACGGTCTTATTTGTGCCATCCACATTCTCCGATAAAGCAATACCGTTGTGTGGCCAGTTTAGGACCGTATCGACGATAAGTTGGGTCGAGCCTATACCACGAACAGTAGTGACGATAGCGGTTGCTGCTATGCCGTCACCGTTTGAAGCGTGGATGTAGTCTGTCATTTTACGACCTCTTTAATAGTTTATTGATTGGTTCCAGTAATGTATCAATAATACTCTTTTTTGGCTGCGTTGGGGCTGCTCGAGTATTGGTATTATTGGCTGGGCTATTTGTTGGTTTGGTGGGCGTGTTTGTGTTTGAATCAGATTTTGGGGGACTATTCGTCGCTCCCGTATTGTTATTCGTCAGCTCACAGGTGTTAATATCGCTAATCGATTTTTGCGAATGAGTGGTATCGGTGAAGAATTCGACAATACAGTCCATGTGCTTATTCAGCTCGTTAAACTGCTCGGTACGGGTGTCTGCATTTGATGCTAGTCGAGAGGTAAGTCCCTGTAATTGAATAAGAATTTTTTGGTCATTTTTCAATGTTTCGTTTTGCCGTTCCCCATTGACAGCCAGTAGGCCAAACATACCCAAAAACCCAAGTACGATAATAATAAGGCTGATGTTCGAGGCATTTGCTCGAATTCCGAGTGATAGATTCCTAAAGAATTTTCTCATAAATTTAACCCTCCAATCGGTGCATGAACTAACGTGGCAACGATAATAAGCCCAACAAGCACAATAAGCGCTAGTATGTAAAGTAATGATGGGCTGACGCCGAATTTTCGAGCAACCTTTTTATTCTTATCATCAGCTTTTTGCTTTTCGAGCTTAGTAACACGACCATTCGTATATTTGGCTTGGGTGAGTGCCTGGTTGGCAACGGACTTAATTTCAATAAGAGTGGTATCTTGGGCGTCCATGCGCTTAGATAGCTCCTCCGCATTGTGATTCATCAGGTCTAATAGTGGTTGTAAAAAATCTTTGTTTGCCATAAGCGTCTCCATTATGATAACCCAATAATACGAAAAAGTTGAGTGCTCGCATTTGGCGCTGGTAGGGTCTTAAATGTTTGTGTTCCAGTTGAGCTTGTATCACCGTTATTATTGTATGCAACTGCCATATATTCGTATGTCGTGCCGGGGGTTAAACCGCTAATAGAAAAATAATTATATCCAGCGACATCATTTTGTGCTGCCTGGGCAATCCATGTGCTATCGCCCTGTTTGCGGTATTGAGTGTACATTGCGGCTGAGGTACCGTGTCCGAAGTTTGAAATTTCGATACCTAAGCGTGCGCCAGTCGGCAAGATAGTATCAGCGGTAAGGCTGCTAATACCCGGTGCGAGTGGTGAGCGAGCTGGGTCAACGTGAACAACGGCATCACCATTGCCGTAGTAAACGTCCATATGCTCACCGAGCCCATAATCACTATAATTTCCGTTTGCATCACAATATACACGGCTATAGCCGGATGCGATACCAATGGTCCCTGGTGCGGCACTAACTGAGCCACTTGCATTCGGCGCTTGGCCATAGCGTGACCAGTCCCAAGTACCACTGACGGACGGGTGAGTATCTCGCCAACCATTCCACCAGTAAATATCAACATAACCAGCGGCGTCATTTCGAGCTGCTTCGTATGCCTCTACACGGGCATAGGCACTACCACCGCTCCAAGTTGCTAGGAATGTTTCAACAACAGCCATGTTGAACCTATAGTACCGCTACATATTTAGTAAGCGCCGCACTCCAAACAAAGGTGATAAAGTGGGTTTTTCCAGCGACAGTGGCCGTTGGTAAAGTGAGCCCGTAAATGCTATTTACAGTATAGTCAGTGCCCCAGGTGATTGCCCGGCTCGTTCCATTGTCTGTGAGCTCGATTAAGAGGCCCTCACCGTCCAGTGGAGTGCCAGTGTGGTTAGCAACCGTAATTGCGTTCGCAAGCGCTGTAACACGCTGATAATTGGCCGTATCGACATTTGGAGTGAGCGTCGCTGGGCTTGTTTGTAATGCAATTCGAGGCTTATAGCGTAAATTTGCGGCTGTTCGGCCACTGCCAAGTAAGTCTGTCGCCGATGCGTCACTTAATGTGCCGTCGTCATTATGAGCCACTAAAAACAGGTCAGAAATGTTATTTGCCCACTCAGCGGTTGGTTTGATGACAATAATGTCGTTTACGGCTGAACCGGCATCGGTATAACCAACTGCGAATGCGTCGATAACTAGGTCTGTGCCGTTGACGTGCCCACGAAAAACAACCCCATTTGCGATGAGGCCGGTAACGAGGTCAGGGGTACCCATTTCGCCAATAAAGCTTGTTGGTACACCAGTGACGGTATTGACGTTAATTGTGGTAGCACCGCTACTGCGAGCTGATGTGACGGTAGGCGAAGAAGCCCTGTTAGAGCCATTATTTCCTCGAATTAGAGCAGCTGAATTTGTCATAATTTCATTATACCTTCTATGATTAGGGGCAGCTAGAGTTTCGTCTAGCTACCCCATATCTAGCTTAGTTTGATACTAAGATGTTGCTGTTTCGAGGCTGGCTAGTGCAAATTTCTTCTGGTCGGCGATGAACACATCACCACGAGAACGAAGTTGCAATACTGGACCAGAGAAGCCCTTACTCTTAGGGATGATATCGAGACCATCGCCCTGTGGGTCTTGCTTTGGTGGCACTGCGAAGATTGCACGCTTGTCGGCAACGATGTACTTGACTGTCCCTGCTGGGAAGTAAGCGTCATTCGTTTCGATAACCATGACACCATCGATTGGACCAAGAACACCGTTTTGACCAGCGGTGTAACCGAGGTTAGAACCGTCAAATGTCGTAACAAGTGCCTTAAATTTGTCTGCAACTGAGTAAGGTACCCAACCAAGCATTCGAGCTGGTAAACCACCGTTTTGCTTCACAGCAGAGTTGGTGTTAAAGATTTTCTCTTTCAAGGTAGCGTCAGTGTGGTCCCAGCTAATTTTGTTGGCGCTTTGGACACCAGCATAAATAGCGTTCAATGCGTAAGCATCGAAGTCAGGGATGAATTGGTCCTCAGCAATTGTAGTTGCTGCCTTCTCAACAAGACTTGCGATTGGCGTGTCTTTGATGAGCGTACGAGGAATACCAACCTCAATACCTTTATTGTATGCAATTGTCATGACTTGTTCAGCCAGGGTTGCAACGTTAAATGCGGCGAAGGTGCTAGTCGCCTCTGTAAATGCACCAATTGTTCCGTATGAACCGCTAAGCAAGCGAGCAGAGTTTACGTCTGTCCAGTCAGCGCCGTTGCTGTTCAAAAATTTTGCAACCTGAGACGCAACCGCAAGTGGTTTGTCAAGGAGGTTGAGAGTTTTAGTTCCGTATGCCATTAGTGTGAATCTCCAAAAAAGTTAAGTTGTAGGATTTTTCTAAATCTATAATCTACAACCTAATTGTATATCAGGGTATAATGAAAATAATGAAAAACCATAAGGCATTTAACTTAACGTGAACATCCCCCGACACCCATTCCCCGAACTAAGGGATTACCAAAAGGAGCTGAAAAAGGCTTATTTCGACCCGGAAATCACCGAGCTTGACGTAGTTATTGCCCGTCGTGGTGCCAAAACTACCACCCTATATAGTGAGTGTATCGTCCCAGATTTAGTCCAAACGGTGCAAACAATTGTGCTAGTTTACCCAACTAAAAAGATTGGATTCACAAACTTTTGGAATAACATCGAGGACGATGGTTTTAAGACGCTCGACCATATGCCACGAGAATTAATTGCCCCATACGGCAACTCGAATACTGACGAAAGTATGATGATGACCCTTACTAATGGGTCCATTTTAATGCTTTTGGGTGCCAAAGATTATGATGCGCTTCGTGGTGCGAACGGCAAAAAGTACATTTTCGATGAGTTTGCCGACCAATATATCGAAGCCGTTGACGTTGTAGCACCTATTGTGAAGCGAAATAAAGGCAAGGTTGTCTATGCCGGGACACCTAAATTCGATGGTCGAAACGGTGAGACGATGCGTAAACTATGGGAAGCGGCCGCTAAAAACCCTCGCAAATGGCGCTGTTATATTGATGGCACCCACTTCATGACCCCCGAAGAAATGGCCGAATTGCGTGAAGATTATATGCTCCGCAATAACGGTAACGACTTTAAGTATAAG